TTACGCACCGGCTCGGCCTGAGTCGGGTCAATCTTGACCATCTTCGTTTCGCCATCCAGACCAATAATGCGGGCGATGCGCTGCGTGTCGTAAATCTTGGGGATCAGGTCAACCAACTGCCGCCCAACGTACCGGACCGCCCGCGCTAGGTTGTCTTGGTAGTGATAAGTCCCAACGTCACCCTCACGCTGGCGGGCTAAAATAGCCCTGCCGGAACGCTCGTTCGATTGTTGTCCAAGTGATGCGTTGTACTGTCCAGTTGCAGACTTGATGTCCTCGGACGCGCCCATTTTGGCTTGAATCAAGCCAGTTTGGGCCATTGGCGGCAGCGCACGTTGGGGCAACGGCAAAACCGCACCCTGACCGTCCGTCACATCTGGATTGACCTCCAAATACGGCCAATTCTGCGTGTTTGCGGTCTTCCATTGGGTCTCATACCCCTCAAACTGACCGCCATAACCAATAAACGGAGCCTTTGGAGCCAGCGCCAGCATCTCTGCCTCTTGACTAGTCCAATAGTTGTACATCCGTTGGGCATCTTTGGCGTTTCTGACCAGCCCGCTGATGTAAATCCGGCCCTCAACCTCGTATTCGTTGCCGATAATCCGCACAACAGGGATGTATTTACCCGGCCATTCCTGCTCTTCAAGGATTTCGTAGCCGTTAATCTTGCACCACTTGATCTTCTTACGATCCGCTTGGCGCGATTTCTTCGGCTTGCCGTAAATTTGGCGTAATTGCTTGTCTTCTGGCGTACCTTCAAACGCAGTCACGTTTCCGGGGTACAAATTCAACGTATGCTTGTCGTATTCAATGTAAAAATACTCAGCAATACGAATTGTGTCGGTGTTGAGCCACTGACTCAGGTTCTGGTCGCCTACACCTAGCGTCTCAAGCGTGGAAAGCGGCGACGCATTTGGGAAAAGCCGGTGATATTCCTCTTGGGACAGATCCTCGGTAATAAAACACCACTTGGCGTCACTGCCGCATGGGTCTTGGATCAGCGGGTCCATGTAGACGCTAAAACTATTGCGAACGCGCGCGATCCTTAAATCCTGGTCGAACGTGTCATCGTCGCAATACTCGCTCAGAATCCGGATGTAGCCCTCGCCATAGGCCACCTGATTCTCGCAAGCCGTGTCATACGCCACATCTGCGTCAGAGATGTACTCAATGTGACGGATCATGCCGTTATAAATCTCGGCAACCTCTACGTCAGCATCGTCATTGACCGGAATAACCTTAACACTAGGCCGGTTCTGGCGCTGATCATTGGTGATTTGATGGACGTGCTGCGGCAGCTTATTTATAGTCAAGCATGGCCGCGCGTTAATCGTCTGCCCCTGCACCGCACCACGGGTCGCCAGCACATCTGCCGGCCACTGCCACTGGTTATCGGGCGAGCCTGCGTAGAACCGCAGATCGTCTAACTCGTCTTCTCTTGATTCGGAATACGCCGAAATCGCCATCGACAGGCGATCCCGCGCCGTTGACAGCACATCCGAGTCGCTTTTGAGTGGTTTACCCCCAAGTGCGACGTTGCCAACAGCGTTAATTCCGGTGTAATCGCTCACTTTTTCTTCGCTGCTTCACGTTTAACCGCATAACTTATCGCCACTGCTTGTTTCACCGGCTTACCAGCCTTAACTTCAGTTTTGATGTTCTCTTTAAACGCTTTTGCGCTAGAAGATTTCTTAAGCATGGTTACCTCTTGTCCGTGACCGGGCGCGTTTTCTGCGCTTTGCTTGCCAAATCCAACAATATTGAAAATTCCGTAGCCATTGACGGGTCAACGTGCGCTGGAGCAGGATAGTGCTCGTTTCGAGCGATTGTACTACCCATTCCGTAAGCTGCCAACTCTGGTTTGCTAGAACGATAATTAGATTTTTCATTAGCCCATTCTGGGGCTAACTGTGCGGCTCGTTTTCCTCTTTCTTCACCAAAAGAAAGTTTTTGATACCCGTCCAAAAACTGTTTTTCTAACGGGTCTAACTTTTCACGCCTACGCAATTTGTTTAATATTTCAAAATACAATTCGCTCATTTGCCTGTCGGCGGCGTGGGTCATTTCGTGAACAACAGTGCTAGGTTCAGCACCGTAGTTTAATAGAAGTTTACCGGCAGCAGGAAAATTTCGCTCACCAAAAACCGGATTGTTATAGGTAAACGATCCTCTGTCTGTTCCTATGTACTGTTGTTGAATTTCGGGCAACGACCGTCTAGAAGTCAAAAAATCCGTCAGTTCACCATATTGCGGGTACGCGGCAGTCTGCGTCAACAACCGTTGCAGTTCATTCTGTTGCGGTGGTGCTAACTTGTTCGCTGGCACTCACGCACCCATCCAAGAGCCGGCCATTGCGTCGCGGTTCATCGTAAGAGTACGGGGCCGTTCGACGTACTCACGATGCGCTACAGGATAGGCGAACGTCACCGCCAGCGCGTCGGCTGCGTCGGGAGATGCCAATCCTCTAGCCTTCATTTCTTTCTTGCCTTCCAGAAAGATTGTTCCCGCTGAGTTGGGCTTCTTCATCGGCCCAACCAAATCATCCTTAAGCATCTTGTCCTGCGGGATGCTGGCTGTCCGTAGCCATTCGCGCATCGCGCCCCACATTTCAGCCCGTTTGTTGCCCCACATTACTGGGTTTTTGGCTTTCCAACCAAAGTTTACCCCTCGTACCTTATACCGTTGTTCCGTTAGCCTGTCAAGTATACCGTAGCCCAAACCGCCTTCGTCTATTACAGTCAGCGTTGGCTTGTATTCGTCAATCGCGTCAATGACACGACCGACAATTGACATCGTATCCTCGCCCTTGTAGCGTTTGATTGCTACGATGTCACGGCCCCGCCGCACGACTATTACCGTCGAGTCCAAACCGCCGCGTGCCGGATCGACCCCTATTACTATAGGCGCGGTCTCATCCTTGTACCGTGGCCGTTTGAATGCGTCTTCGACAATCATTGGTGAGATGAACTGATCCTCGCCCGCGCTTGGAAAGTCTCCGTACACTTCTACGCGCGCTTGGATCGAATCCTCGCCGTACTCCGCGATGATCTGCTCGTAGACCTGCTTGTCCGTCCCTTCTACCGTCCTAGCGTCAATCTGGCGCGTCTGCCAAAAGTCACGTTTACTATTAAACGTCTCAAAGAAGTACCCGCTATTGCGCCGGGGGTTGCTAAACGCGAACCAATAGCGATCCAGAATGTTTTCTGTGAAGAAGCCGGCACCTACTGACCAGATCGCGTCGGCGATACCGCTGGCCTCGTCAAAGATCAGCATCATGCCGTCGTGGTTGTGTACACCCGCGTAAGCGTCTGGATTCTCTTCACTCCACAGTTTGCCTTCCGCTGCCCAATAGCGCGTCCCTTTCTTTAAGTCGCGCTCGACCAGTTCGGTTATCCACTGCGCCGGTACGATCTTAGTCGCGCTGATTTCCCACCAGTGACTGTTAATGATCATCGCTTGCCACTTGGTCAGTTCGCCCCAAGTGACCGACCTTAACTGCGCTTCACTGTTGGCGCTCACAATGACCGTCGAGCCAATCCGCGTGGTTAGCATCCATAGGATCAGCCAGCTAACTAACGCGCTTTTACCAATACCCCGACCGCTGGACACCGCTTCTCGTAGCGTGTCCATGTTGGCTTTGCCTTCGTTGGCTTTGATGTGTTTACCAATGTCGCGCAGGATTTCGCGCTGCCATTTGCGCGGGCCTTGGAATTTAGCTAACGGTGTGTTCGGTTGACCCCAGGGAAACGCGAACAATACAAACGCTTCAGGATCGTTCGCTATCGCGGGTGACCACAACCGCGTCATCAACGTCTGCTCTTCGGCTGATGTATAGATCGGTTTTTGCATTTTCTAGCACTCTGGTTTGCGCTTGCTCTAGCGCCGCTGTGATGCTGATCCGCTGATACACATCAACGCTGACTTCTTGTTTGGCCGTCCACTCGTGCCGATGACGCAAGATCTCTAACGCCGCTTTTGCGTCGCCCGCTAACGCCGCGCTATTGAGAACCTGTGAGATTTCGCGTTCGTTATCCGCGCGGCCTTTTTTTTCAGCCATTTCCGCAACCGGGTCTAGCTGACACAGTTGCCGATACTCAGCGGGCAGCATACCAGCAGCCAACGCCAGCGAGTCACCTTTTAGACCTAACTTCGCCGCGTCATAAATGGACTGAAGACGCGCCTCTGTCGCCCGGACATCACGAACTGTTAGTGGCAAAGATTTGAACATGGCAGAAGTGTAGCAAAAAAAATTTTAATTTTAAAAAATTCTTGCGGGGGGTGCGTTTCCGTGACCGGTCGGGCCAAGGCCCTACCCGGCCCCCTCCGTTGTGCCCGGACATTGCCATGTCCACGCAAGCCGATCGGCCATCGCGCCAGCTAGCTGCCAGCGTCCTGGCCATCGCGCGTGCGTGTGCGTGTGCGTGTGCGTGTGCGTGTGCGTGTGCCCGCGTGTGAGCGTTCTGTAATTTAGTGCTAAACGCTAGTACGTTGTCATTTGTGCCCGTGTGTGAGCGTTCTGTAAAATCGTTATAAAAAGTAGAGTGTGGTCACTTGTACCCACACATTGCCATCCTAAAAAATCGCGCTGGAAAAATACGCGGGAGAATTTGCGCGGCGATGTTGTAGACACTCGCACGGCTATCTCCATATATTTATTTTTTCAAACTTGAAAAGTAGATATGACTATTCTGGGGTACACCCCGCAAACCCGCATGGTTGAGCCAAAAAGTGTAGTCACTCCCGCGCTAAAAATGACACACAACGCGTCCACACACTGTCCACAACCGTTGGTTGTATGTTTGTGTCAAAAGTTTGTTGACAGCTACACGACGCGCGCGCTACTATCTCACTCATGGCGCAGCACAACGCAACGCTAACAACCGGAGTACACAAAATGACCAAATCAGAACAGCGCGAAGTTTCCCGGCTTGACTTGTACATCGCCCACGGGATGACAGACACTGCAGCGCGCGCGATCGCCACACTCATTCGCAGCGCGCGCACGACCCGCAGCGCTAACGAATTGCGCGCGATCGCCGCGACGATGAAACTTGATCAGCACCCCGACTTCATCGCCTAACAAAATTCCAGCTAATGCGCCCGACGCGGGCGCATTGGCGGGCGTTTTGCCCGATCACACTTCACTACACTACGGAGAACCTATGATCCACTTCGTCGCAAAATCATCGAACACGAAAACCGGACCAATCCCGATCACGTACAGCGCGCGCGATACTTGCCCCGCTAGCTGCGGGCAGATGAAATCTTGTTATGCCGATGCGGGTTTTCATACCCGCCTAAATTGGGACAAGGTTCCGACGCGCGGGAAAGATATCGCCACGGTCGCGGCCAAAATTCGCGCGTTGAAACCCGCGACGCTGTGGCGGTTCAACGTCGCGGGCGATCTTCCGGGCGTTGGTGAAGATATTGACGGACCAGCGCTGGCGCAATTGATCGAAGCGAATCGCGGGCGCCGTGGGTTTACGTACACTCATAAACACTCAGATCGTGCTATCAAGTTTGCCCGGTTTGCGATCAAACGCGGGTTTACGGTCAACCTATCGGCCGATGACGCGGGTCATGCTGACAAGTTAGCGGAAACCGGATTACCCGTTGCAGTCGTTGTCCCGTTGGGAACCCCTGAGCGCACCACAACGCCCGCCGGACGCGCTATCGTCGTTTGCCCCGCTCAGACTAAGGACGACGTGACGTGCTACACCTGCGGGCTATGCGCCCGCGCTAATCGTAAGGTCATCGTCGGGTTCCTCGCGCACGGCACGCGCGCTAAAAAAGCCGACGCAATTGCCCGTCGTGTTATCCCCATCCAGGTGACCAAGTGAACCATTACACGGCAAAATTTAAACGCTATACGGATGAAATGCTGAAAACAGCACTAGCAGACTGTCACGTCGCGCTAGGTGTCGGAGAAACGCTTTTCAGCCCCGCCTACATTGCAAAATTGTGGGCGGAAATTGACGCGATTCGCGACGTTCAACTCTCACGCAAACGGAAATTAAAATGATCCTGATTCACACAATCCAAGAACAAATCACGCCCGACGATTACCCGGACGAAACGACGGGCGGGTTTTTAACTGAGAATGACCCGATCGGGTTTCGCGACTTGGTCTGGATGATGACGCGCGAGGGTTACGTCGAGCCCTCATGCTACCCGCCATCCGGAACAATCTACGAATGGCTCTCGACTCACCCAGAAACCGATTACCGCACCGGTGAAACTGAATACCGGACGCTTCACTACTCGATGAAAAATCACCCACGCAACGCGAAGTACTGGCGTAAGGCTATGATCGCTGCCAACATCATCAAGGTTAAACAATGAAACTTGAAACTTACGCTACCCTTGCGCTCGCGTTGTGGTGCCTTGTCGCCGGCATCATTCTTGCGGATGGCTTTATAACGGCGCTGTGTCGCTAGTCATCGCGGCGGTACTGGCCGCGATACTTGTCATCATCCTAGACTTATAAAAAAGGCCCCGAAGGGCCTTTTTTACGCTTCAACTATTCTTCGCAATTCTGAGGCGCTGGCGCTTGCCATGTCGGGCGCGCAATACACGTGACGCTTAGTCTCTAACCCGCGCGCGGCTACGCGCCCGCAATCGATCCAACCGGCTTCTTTGATCGCCTGAAGTAACGCTTGCTGATATAACTTCATGCCAGCGGGCGCGCTACGGGCTAATTCATCCAAAACGGCCTGCAAAGGCGCAGCGATGACACCCTTCGTGAACACCCCACGACGCCCGCGCATTAATTCAAGAATGTAAGACTCAGCCCCGGAGAGCGAATTCTCCGTCATTGTTTGTTTAAATTCCGTCATAGGCGGGGCTGCGCCGGGGTTGAATCGCGACACGTCGCGGGCGTGTAACCAAGCGGCCACGGCCGCGCGGCCGCCCGTTCTAAGCCACTGCCAGATCGCGGCGCCGTCCGCGTCACTCATGCGCCCGACGCGCGACCATATACAGAACCAACGGCGATCTTGGGCGCTGATCGATATAGGCAATAGATCGTTCGAAAACGCCAGCACGAAGCCCCTATTGGCCATCATATAGGGGTGTAACCCTTTTCTATTCACGGCCAACACTTCGGGCGGCGCTGCAATGATCGGCTTTAGTTTATTGGCCAGGACCCGGCGATCGGCCGCGAGCGCCTCTTTCAACTCATTAATAACTAGAATCTCCGACTCTAGCTGGTAGCCCCACTGCGAGGTGAGCGACTCATTGTCGACCAGCCCGTAGTTATGCTTATTTTCACCGCACACGGCCCAGATGAACGGGTCATACATCGTATCCTTACCCGACCCTTCATCCGACGCGTGCAGGATCGCATGGTTAATTTTCACGCGGGGGTTCTGCACCTTATAGGCCATCACGTTCCAGATATGGTCTAGTTCCGTTTGCACTGGCACCAGCTTGCGGCAATGGTCAATCCACGCTTGCACTGCGCCCGCTATAGGCGTCGGGCGCGCGTCAACCCAACGGTTCGCATAGACCATGCCATCGCGCGCCGTTAGCACCGACTCGCCCGCAGCATAGGTCAAGCCTGCCAGCACCTGCCCGCCAGCGGCGGTACGATTTTCGTCAAACCATAGCGACGGCGTTATAAGACGCAGGCGCCCCGTAGGCGTTGAATGTAAAGAATGGCAGGCAATCCCGCGATAGGTCGCGTCAAACGCCCGCCGCGACACCAGCACACGATCCATAAGGTCAAAATAGGAATCATCCGACTGAACATAGGCGAAGCGCTTAAACCAGTCGCTCCGCTCGACCCTAGCCCGCTCGCGCGCTTCGACTTGGGCGATGATCGAATCAGCGTCCTCGCTGAACATATCGGTTTTCTTGACCCGCGATAGCGCACCGCCCACAACGGACGCGAGCAGTTCTTCACGCAAGCCATAGGACCGTTTGGGACCGCCTTCGTTCTCCACCCACCCTAGAAAACGCGACGAGTCCCATTCGGTGCAATGGGAGTGTAGGCAACAGTACGCCCGGCTAGCGGGCATATAGCGGCCCTCTAGATTACCGTCCGAATGCTCCGCATGGTTGGGGCATATCACGCCCCACCAGCCCGCAGGGTTACCGCCCTGCGTTACTTCTTTACGCTCGACAAGCCACGCCAGCACATCATCCGACCCGTCATCCTTCAACGTACCGGGGCGGAAGGTCGTAG